CGCTTAAAACTATGGTGTCTAGTGAGTCGGTAAAGAAACGTTTTAATGAAATCTTGGGTAAAAAATCAGCAGCCTTTGTGTCTAGCTTGATTTCTGTATCTAATAATAATGAACTTTTATCTAAAGCAGACCCTACTACAGTTATTACTGCAGGTGTGATGGCGGCCACTTTGGATCTTCCAATTAACCAAAACTTGGGGTTTGCTTATATTGTCCCTTTCTACAATAGCAAGAAGAAAATTAATGAAGCTCAATTTCAAATGGGTTACAAAGGGTATATCCAGCTGGCCATGCGCACAGGTCAATATAAGACCATTAATGCTAGTGAAATTTACGAAGGTGAAATTAAACACCATAACAAACTTACTGGCGAATTTGAATTAGGCGAGAGAACTGGCGATAATGTAGTCGGTTATATTGCTTATTTTAAACTCATTAATGGTTTTGAAAAGTATTTATATATGTCTAAAGCAGATGCGGAAGCACACGCTATAAAGTATTCCCAAACATACAAAAGGGGTTTTGGTCTTTGGAAAACTGACTTTGACGCAATGGCCATCAAAACAGTACTCAAACGTTTGTTAAGTAAATATGGTATTTTATCAGTCGAAATGCAGAACATGGCTAATGCAATCTCTGCAGATGGCGCCGTCATTCGTGATAATAATGGCGAGCTTACCCCTGATTTCGAAGGTGAAACTATCGATGTTCAATCAGATGTGGCAGAAACAATCGCTAATAATGCAAATTCTGAAGCCATTGACATCGATCCTGCCCCTACTAGTGAGTTTGTTAACCCTGAAACTGGTGAAGTAGTCAATATGTTCGGTGATTAATCGTGATTAGTATTCAAGCATTCGGTAGTAGTTCGAAAGGGAACTGCTACCGAATCAAAACATCAATAAATGGTGATGAACTGCTACTGGATGCAGGATTATCATTTAAAGAAATTCAACGGTATTGTCGCTTTAACTTTCTACACCTATGTGGCACGTTACTCACACATCAACACGGAGACCATAGCAAGGCAGTAAATGATCTATTAAAGCTAGGCCATCGGGTGTATATGCTAAAGGATACTGCAGACGCATTATATGTGTCTGACCAGCACACAGCAATCCTTATAACTCCAAAAGTTCAATTTAAGATCGGTAATTTCAGCATTTTACCTTTTGAATTAGAACATGACGTTCCTAATGTTGGTTTTTTAATTTCTGATGGCGAGGAAAAGCTACTCTACATCACAGATACCTATTACTGCCGGTATACGTTTAAGAATATTGATCACATCATGGTTGAATGTAACCATTCCTATGAAATCCTAAATCAACAAGTAGAAGCCGGTAATTTAGATGAAAAGCGAATGGAACGGTTAATCCAATCTCATTTTTCATTAGAAAATGTAATTAAATTTCTAAAATCTATGGACCTAACCAAGTGTCAAGATATACGTCTACTACATTTATCTGATAGCAACTCAGATTCGGAAATATTTAAGCAAGCTGTTCAAGCTGCTACTGGTAAGTTAGTAATCGTAGAACAGGAAAGGAGCCCTTTATGATTATTAAATCAATTCAAATTAAAGATAATGACATCAGTATTGCCTGCCAGAAACCATCTGCCACAGGTCTTATAGATGTATTCACGCTAAAATCTAAAGACGACCCACGGCCTGAACTTCTGCAAGCATTCAGCAAACTGCAGTCTATTGTGAAGAAAAATTTTGAATTCCTGGAAGAATTTAAAATCCCATTTTTGGTAAATACATTTAAATTTAAGTATGATGACATTGAAGGTCTTATTAATCAGGTTGGTGTTGAAGGTATCGTGTCTGATATGAACACTCCTAATGAATTTAAGTTCAAAACAGACTGGTTAAATGTTGAATATGCAGACTCTACATTTGCTATCTCTGTTCAAGACTTAATCGATGAATGCGTGAAATTTATTATGGGACGTCGAGCCCAGGACAATTTATTTGTAGATGAGGAATGATGAATGGCCAAGGACGTGTATTACTTCAGCCACGATGTTAATGCGAGCAATGATCCTAAAATCGTAGCAATGGAGTCAGAGTTTGGGGTTATTTCATATGCCTGGTGGTGGAAATTAATTGAAAAACTAGCTTCATCTGAGGACTATAGACTGCCTTTTAAAAAATACACCTTTATTGCTCTCGATAAAGAGTTAGGAATTTTAAACGAAAATGAACGACCGTTGAACGAAAATGAACGACCGTTGAACGAAAATGAACGACCGTTGAACGAAAATGAACATACTTTCTTTTGTTCAAATAAGTCATTTTTGTTTGTAAACTCGTTAATTAATGATTTTGAATTGATCGAATGTGATGAAGAGTATTTTTGGTCTCCTAGTTTGATTCGCAGACAAGAAGAGCGAAGAAGTAAATTTGAGAAAAAGCAGGAACAGCGTAGGCTCGCAGGCATTAAAAGTGGTGAAGCTCGCAGAAAAAAGGAACAAAACCGAACGACCGTTCAACGAACTTCAACGGTCGTTGAACAAAACGAACAAAAGGAAAGGAAAGGAAAGGAAAGTATATATTCATATTCATATAATGAGGCGCGCGAAAATGAAAAATCAGATAAGGATATCTTATCCATGTTTGATGAATCTAAAAAACATGATCCATATAAAAACGTGTTCAAAATTTATATGAATGATGTAGGTGAAATTTCTTCTGTGACAAAAGAGAAACTAGAAGGCCTTGTTAATGACTTTGGTGAAAATGAAGTTATTGACGCTATTAGTAAATCTAGCGAAGTTGGTAAGGCTAGTATCGCGTATATCACAGCCGTTCTAAATAACAAGATTAGGGAGGAGGCAGCAAAGGATAATGGAACAAGCAAACGTAACAGCAATGCTAGAGGCGTGTCTCGAAAAAATTCGAGAAAGGACGAAGACGTCGACTGGGAAAAAGAATATCAAAGAGTCCACGGTAAAAAATGAGTTCTTTTACCCGGTCTACGATGAACCAGTAGTCATTCAAACAAACGTTAATACCACCTATGCCGCAGTTGGGATTCCTAAGCGGTATTATGATATGGATTTCGATTGGTTACGCCAACATGGTAGTTTTCCAAAAGAAAACGCTGAAGCTTATGAAGTGGTTAAGAAGTATTCTGATAATCTGAAAACTAATCTTGATTCCGGTAAGGGCCTCATATTAAGGGGCCCAGCTGGCACAGGTAAGACATCAATTGCGGTTAGCATTCTAAAACAGTCCATGGAGTTAGGCAAAGGGTGTTTAATGATTTCTATGCCTAATTTATTAGACAACATGCTTACATTATCTAAAGGAGATAATGTGGCCTATCTAAGATATGAACAGAAGCTTAGAAATATCCCATTGCTATTACTCGATGATTTTGGTGCTGAGTATTCAAAATCTGACTGGGTATCATCTAAAGTCGAAAGTATCATTATTGATCGATACAACAGGATGAAACCTATCATTCTTACAACGAATTATAGTGATACCTGGACTGAAGAGAACTATAGTCAAAGGATATATGACCGACTACGTGGCGAATATGCTGTGGCTATATTCAATGGAGAGTCACACCGATGAAGCTTTTATTAAGATGTCAGTTCAGGTTTAGAAAGAAAACACATGACAGGTTCCCTACGTTGAACGAGTATATCGACTGTGAACGCGGCTCGACTATAGCAGCGGCAGCCATGAAGAAAAAATGCACTGAGCAGGTTAAAGAACAATGTCTATCTCAGCAGATACAGCCAGTTAATGGGAAAGTGGACCTATTATTTGAATGGCACTCTTCAACTAGGCATGATCCTGATAATGTGGCATTCGCTAAGAAGTTTATTCTTGATGGGTTACAAGCTGCTGGCGTGTTAGAAAATGACAATCGAAAGTTCATCGGTACTATGGCTGATGAGATTATTCAGGATGATGAAGACTATGTAATCTTACATATTACTAAGAATATGGGAATATTCTTGTGATTATAAAATTAGCGGAGGTATAAAATGACTGTTAAAGAATTAGAAGAAGCTTTGAGCAGAGTAGAAAACAAAGACATTGAAGTTATAATGTATGATGAAATGTTTGGTGGGGCTGAAATTGAAGGCGTCGTGCATAATCTAGATGAACCAAAACTCAACTTCAAAGAACGTGTAGAACTATTGATTGGATGTGAACTTAATGCTAATCGAAGATAAGAATAAATGGTGTTGGGTTGATGACTATGGAAATGCAGGTGAGCCACAAGATACGATACAAGAGACCATCGATGATCTTATGGAGTGGGAACCTGATTTAAAAGAGATATGGCTCACAGATGAGTTTGAACGAGTTGTGAGAATAGGACATCCTAATTATTACACGCCGAAAGTTGATGCCGAACGAGTGATTGAAGACATTATCAATTATGATATTGATGATGAAATAGCTGAATGGGCTTGCGAGTATTTAGCAAATGTTAAGGCTGAACATCTTGATGAGCTAAGCGTAGCTTTAACAAAGGTATTCCGTGAATGGGAGAAGAAATATGGGTATGAGAATAAAGGCCATGTGGTTTTAGAAACAAAACCGTATCCTGTTGATAGCAATGGCAGGCTTATTGTAGTGTAAATACTAATTATATTAATTATTTTTTATGAAGCTGGTATAAACAAATTCGGACTAAAGCACAAAATAAATGATAAAGGAGAAAACATCTTTGAATGAATATGATATTGAAAAAATCACTAAGTTGGCCACAGAGGTGGCTACTAAAACCTACTACGAATTAGCCAAACAAGAAAATGCTCAACTCGGTCGCAAACTTCGACACAACACGATCAAGTTATTAAAGCATTACAGTCAGCTGCAGTCTTATGTAGACAATGCTATCTCGGATTCGACACAAGCCGAAGATATATGGCTCAATGAACTGCTAGCTGATATGTTCGATGACAATAGCATTGTAAGGGTAAATGCCATTGTTAAGAGCAAAGAGAAAACGGCGCTTATGATGAGACACGTTAATAACATGCTAGATATCTATGCGGAAAAGTGCAGCGAGAAACAGTTTAAATACTGTGAATGTGTGCGACGTTATTATATCGATGGCGAAACATTAGAAGAAATTGCTGAATCATTCCCTGAAAAACCAGATGTGCGTACTATTCATAGGTACGTTGCAAGGGGAATAGAAGAACTATCTGTACTTCTCTGGGGAGTGATAGGGCTCAATACAAAATTGTCATAAAACTGTCATGGACATGTCATTCTTGACAATTTATAATGATAGTGTGAGTTAATAGGAAAACAAATACTCTATCTCTCAACGACACAGTGAAACCTAGAACACTAAAACGAAAAGACCACTTAATCTAACGGTTAGGTGGTCTTTTTATATGCAAATTTAAGGAGGCGAGGTGAATACGATTGACTGATGTGTATTGTGAAAAGCGAAGATGCTTAAACAATGTTAAGGGTTGGTGTAAAGCAAATGGAATTCACATTGATCATATGTGTAAATCATATGCGCCATCACATTCTTTAGTAAAAATAAAAACTGCAAAGGTACATAAGGAATGCGGTAAATATAAGCAGAATAAGAGTGTATTAAAGTAGCACGGCACCGTCACGAAGATGAGCTCCGTATGTCTCGTCGTAAAAATAAAAAAATAAATTTAAATTATACCGAGTTTTGTTAAATTTTTGAGCAATTTTTTTGTGGGTCCTTCTAGCAAAAATTAAAAGCATGCGGTGGCCGAGACCCCAAAATTTGCCTAGATTTTAATTTTTTTATGGCCTTGCTAGTGATACAGGTAATGAAAGGAGGCTGATTAATAAGTGAAAATTACAGATGATTTGAAAACAGCAACGGCCTCTCAGTCGAACTTGGCAAAAGCACTTGGGCTCTCGCGTCAACGTGTTTCGCAACTGCTCCAAGAAGGGGTTTTAGCAACGGATGAAAAGAACCAAATTCTGGTTATCAAATCCGTTATCAATTATGTCAAATATAAGGGCCAATCTTCTGCTGAAGAGGAAAGCAGTTCCGATGATGCGATATTCGAGGTTGAAAAGGCCAAGAATGAACGTGCGAAACGCAAGATTGCTGAGTTGAAGCTAGCCAAAATGAACGGCGAAGTGTACTCAGCAGATACTGTAGAACAGGTTATGACAGAAATGCTTGTGAATTTGCGTACACAATTATTAGGATTGCCAACAAAACTGGCTCCACAATTACAGAATGTAACAAAAGAGGAAGCATATAACCTGTTAACTCAAGAAATCGAGGACAAATTATCAGAATTAAGTGAATATACGCCGTCATTATTCATGGATAGCGATGATGCAGATGAGGAGGAAGTGCGAAAATGACAATATTAGATTGCATGATGAAAGCCTTATCTGTTCGTGAGCTTCATGAAATACCAGGTGTATTAATGGATGTGTTGCTTGATCATAATAAACTAGAAAGATTAATTGCGAATATGAGTGGTTGTTATTCGTATTCTGGATTATTACAGGAATTTGAAGAAAAAGCAGCAGATAGAAAAAACTATATGCAAGACTATACGCCTCAAAGTGTTATGGATATCGTAGCAGGTATATCCACTAATGGTTGTGTAAGAGATGTATGTGCTGGCATAGGCGGTCTTTCGCTAGCTAAGTATAAGAATAATCCAGATGTAGTATTACAGCTTGAGGAATATTCTAAAAATGCGATATGTTTTTTACTTTTTAATTTGGTAATGAACGGAGTACCTGCTGTTGTAATAGAACGAAATGTACTAACTCAAGAAAATATAGCGAAATATAAGGTGGAGATTAGTAATCAAGCGCCACAGATTATCAGAGAAGTATGTATAGATGAAGGTACATATAAGGCTGATACGATTATTAGTAATCCTCCATATAGTCTATCGTGGGTGCCTGTTAATGATGAACGTTTTGATGGGTATAAATTAGCACCAAAAAGTAAAGCAGATTATGCTTTTATTTTAGATGGTATTTATTCTCTTAAAAATAACGGGACAGCAGTGTATATTTTACCGCATGGTGTCTTATTCCGCGGACAAGCTGAAGGTGATATTCGTCAAAATTTGATTAAAAACAATTTGCTTGATGCGGTAATAGGATTACCATCTAATTTATTTACCAATACAGGGATACCTGTATGTATACTTGTATTTAAGAAAAATAGAGTAAATAAAGATATATTATTTATCGATGCTCAAAAAGGTTTCGTTAAGGATAAAAGCAAAAATATAATGACATCAGAACATGTGTTAAAAGTTATTGATACTTATAACAATCGTTCTGATATTGAAAAGTATTCAAGAAAAGTTAGCATTTCTGAAATAGAAGAAAACGATTATAACTTGAATATACCTAGATATATTGATAGCTTTGAGCCTGAAGAAATACCAGATGCAGTACAGCTTGCTAAAGAACTGAACGAAATTAATCGAGAAAGTCGGACGTTGGGTTTAGAAATTGCGGAGATGTTAAAGCTATTAGTTTGTACGGATCCAGACGCGCAGAAGGAGCATGATGAATTTGTAAAAGAATTTACAGAATTCTTGGTATCTTATGATAGTGCTTGTACAATTGAGGAGCAAGAAGCTGTGATAAAAAAAATAGAAGATGTTAAGAAGTATTTACTTCAAAAGATGTTTGTGTAATGTTAAAAAATTACAAGAAATTTAAAATTACGGAAGTTGCTGATATACTGGGGCGTCCTAAGAAGAATCAAATGTATCCGGAGGGTTGTATTTGCTTGCAAGTATCTGCAAGTAAAGGGGAGTTATTATATTTAGATACATCACAACAAGTTGATGCAAAATATGTGGTGATTCAACCGAGAAATGTAATTCCCTTTTATTTATATTTGATGATAGAAAAGGCAATGCCTGAATTCTTATATAAATATAGACAAGGACTAAATATATCAGCACATGACATAAAACATATGGAGGTAGTGTGCCATACGGATGTCGAAACTCAGGCATTAATAGCTATGATGTTTACATCTATAAATGGTACAAGGTTAAGCGTACAAATGGGTGCGCTTTTTTAGTTTAAAAAAGGAGGTGATAGCATGAAAACGGCAAAAGAATTGTGGCAATATGTCTCTAAAATGGGTCTAAAACCACTACCTAAAACCAGTGTTAGCCAATGGGCTGATGATTATCGCATGCTATCACAAGGCCTTTCTGCTGAACCAGGACGATGGAAAACGAGTAGAGCACCATATCAAAAGGATATTATGGATGCTTTCACGCAACCTGGTATCAATCGTGTAGTGGTTAAGAGCGCCAGTCAAGTGGGAAAATCAGATATCATGAATAATGTCCTAGGGCGATACGCTCATCTTGATCCATGTGCGGTGATGATGATTCAACCGACTATCGAATTGGCTCAAGATTATTCAAAATCTCGTATTTCTCCAATGATCCGTGATACAAAAGTACTATCACAGGTATTCTATGAAACGAAATCTGAAGACGGTGCCAAAACAAGAGATGGTAAGAACACAATCTTATCTAAGTTATTCCCTGGTGGTCGTCTTATTATGTGTGGGGCGAACAGTCCGGCAGGATTGGCATCACGTCCTGTGCGTGTGCTACTTGCGGACGAAGTAGACCGATTCCCAGATAGTGCCGGTACAGAAGGTGACCCAGTAGACCTTGCTGCCAAACGTATGACAACATTCTGGAATAGAGTTATGGGGCTATTCTCCACGCCAACTAATGAAGGTAGCTCACGAATCGATGTAGAGTATCAAACAGGTACGCAAGAAGAGTGGCAACATGAGTGTCCTAATTGTGGTGAGTATCATTTGATACGAC